ATAATTTTTAAGGAGGAATTTTTATGACAAAAATTTTTGATGATGTTTTTGATGAATTTTTTACTTTGGGTTTTGGAAAACCAAGAAATCTTATTTTTAACAGTTGTGTAAAAGATATGCTTCCTTCATATTGGCAAAAAAAAGATGATAAGACTTATATGTGTATTTGTAAAACAATTGGTATTAACCCTGAAGATGTGAATGTTGAGGAAACAGATTATGGTTTAAAGGTTAGTGGCTCAACTGAATTAGAAGGTTATACATATGACACTTCTTTTGAATTGCCTATAGCCGAAAGTATTATGAATGAAATTGAGAAAATAAAAGTTAAAAGTAAGAATGGTTTGACTTTTATTACTTTAATATTAAATAGACCAGAAAAAAGAAAAATTAAAATTGAAAAAGAATAAGTATTTTTGGGGTAGAGACTATCCCACCTCTACCCTACTTCAATTTAATGGGGTGGAGGTATTGGATGGAATATTTGAAAAAGGATAATGAATCTGATTTTGATTATATTATTAGACTTGTAGAAGGAAAATCAAATGGTATTTATGATATAGATTATGTAGAATTGTTTAAGTTAGCATTTAATGTTGATTTAGCTCCTGACGAGTGCAGAAAACGTTTTTATGGGCTTAAAATGATTCTTCCTTTTATTGATAAGGAAAAAGTTAAAAATATTAGTAGTGATGATATTTTAAGTGAATTGGAATTAAAAAGAATTGAGTTACAAAAAGAGAAAAATAAAATTCAAACTTTAAGACTTGACATGAATAGAATTATTAGAGAATCTTCACGAACTGAATTACTATATGAAGAATTTATTAACACTTTAAAAGAAATGTATGATATACCAATTCCTAAATTTAAACCTTTATTCAATCAAGATACTAGAAAAGAATATATTTTGTCATTTGCGGATTCGCATGTAGGTAAAGAATTTAAGAGTATCACAAATGAATATAATCTTGATATTGTGTATGAAAGATTTAATAAATTATTATCTGAAACAATTGAAATTATTGAAGAAAACAATATTAATAAATTAACTATATTGGCATTAGGAGATGTAATTGAGGGTTGTTGTCTAAGAATTTCCCAACTTCAACAGTTGAAGATTGGAATAGTACAACAAACAATTCAATTTATGAGATTTATCGTGTCTTGGTTAAGTGAATTAAGTAAATACGTTGAAATTACATATTATCAAGCACCATATGCTAATCATTCACAGATTAGACCGTTTGGCACTAAAGCAAATGAATTTGCTTCAGAAGATATGGAAAAAATTATTTTTGCTTATATACAAGATATGCTTAAAAATAATCCACGTATTAATGTGATTGAGTGTAAAGATAAACATATTATCTTTAAAATATTTGACTATAATGTAATTGCTTCACATGGTCATGACATTAAAAATGTAGATACTTTTCTTAAAGATATAAGTAATAAATATAGAATATTCTTTGATTATGGATTTTTTGCTCATAGACATTCAAGTAATATAAAAGTGGTAAATGAAGGTTTGACAAATAATTGTGAAATAATTAATGTGCCATCAATTATGGGTAGCGATACATATGCTGATGATTTATTAGTGGGTTCTAAAGCTGGTGCTATTTTGATTGAGTTTACTGAAAAACAAGGTAAGAGAAAAACTTATGATATTATATTAAATTAATTATATAAATCTTACATGCGAAAGGTTAAAAAGGTATTGACATGAAACCCAAAAGATTTGAAATAGATATTGACTGGGGTTGCGATGAAGTTAGTGAATTAGGCAAAACGGTATTGCCTGACCCTGATTTATTAGTTTATTTTAATAGGTTAAAACGAAGACATATATTTATTAATGATTATATTGATGAACAGTTAGTGGAATATTCTTATCAAATTATTCAATGGAATATAGAAGATAAAGATTTGACAGTAGAACAACGTATTCCCATTAAAATTTTCATTAATAGCAATGGTGGATGTTTGAATAGTGTGATGAATTTTATTAATACTATTCAATTATCAAAGACACCAGTATTTACTATTGCGATGGGTAAAGGATACTCAGCCGGAGGATTGTTGTTAATGGCTGGCAATAAAGGAAATAGATATATATTTCCTGATACTTCTGTTTTAATTCATGACGGGTCAACAGGAGCCATAGGTGATACAAGTAAGGTAATTGACAACTTAGAGTTCACACAAAAACAAGAAGAAAGAATTAAAAAATTTATTCTTGCTAATACAAATATTACTGCAAAATTATATGAAAAGAATTATAGACGTGACTGGTTTATGTTTGAGGACGAGATTATACGTTATGGTATTGCGGATAAAGTTATTGGTAGTTTAGATGAATTGTTTTGAAATACAAATATAAATTTAGTGTAGATTAAGCACCTTCTTTTGAGGGTGTTTTTGTTGTGTTCTAAATTTTTACCAAAAATTAGAATAATAGGAGTTGAGTGGCTTTATGCCAAAAAAAAGTAATAAAAAATACATAAAGCCACGACAAAAAAAAGAATTAACTTGTTGTGGTTGTGCAGAAAATAAAAAAGAAAGTGATTTTTATATTAGTTACAATCATTTACATGCAACAAAGAGACTGCCATATTGTAAAGATTGTATACAAAAAATGTCTCTTGATGTCAATGGTAATATTTCAACAGAAAATTTGCAAAAAACTTTAAAATTAGTAGATAGACCTTTTATACAAGAACTTTGGGAAGTTTCTATTGAAGAAAATCCAAAAACACCTATTGGGACGTATTTTAAAAATTTAGGACTTACTCAAAATAGATATTTAACATGGAAAGATTCAGTTTTTGAAAATGAAGATATAAAAAGGAAAATTGAAAATAATAATATAATAATTGATGAGGAAACAATAACATTTTGGGGTAGAAATTGGGAATCTGATGAATATATAAGACTTGAAACTTTTTATAGAGAAATGGTTGATATAAATAAACCAGAGACTCCACAGGATAAAGATTATATTAAAAAAATAGCAAAATTATCTATTCAAATTGATAAAGCAATAGAAAGTGGTAATTCTACAAGTGCTAAATCATTAGGTGATTTATATTCAAAATACATGTCTGATGCAAGATTAAGAACTAGTGATATGAGTGAAGCTGATAAAGCAGGTGGAATAAGAAGATTTTGTGATATTTTTTCTGAAGTTGAAAAAGACGATTTTATACCACCTTGGGAATACTATCGTAAAATAAATGGTGCAAAACAAGATATTGTAGATAAAACAATAATGTTCATTTTAAATTTCATGTTGAAGTTTAATAAATCAGAAAAACTAACTACTCCTCCTTTAGATACTCCAAAATTAGAACCAGATGAAATAGACGAAAACGCTGTTTCTTTAATTGAATTGTCCGATTTAGAAGATTTGGACAGTGATTTTAATGGCTAGTTATAATAATTTTAGTTTAAAAGATAGAGCTAGAAAAGATAGTAATTATAATACAAATCCAGATAATTTTGAAGTAAGAAAAGTAAATAAAAAACAAATAAAAGATTTTCAAGCATTAAAACCTAAATGGAGAGAGTTGTGTAGTTATTTCCGTCACTATCCAGACCGATTCATTGATTTTATTCAACCAGAAGATGCAAAAATTAAATTATATTTTTATCAGCGAATATATTTAAGAATAATGTTTCGATATAGAAAAGTGTTTATTACTGCAACACGTGGTACGTCAAAATCATTTTTGCAAAACTTGGCTTTTGTATTGTTGTGTATTATGTATCCTAGAACAAAACTATTTTGTTGCGCCCCTGGTAAAGAACAAGCTGCAAGGATAACACAAGAATGTTTAGACGATATATTTGAATTTTTTCCTCTTTTAAAAGAAGAAGTTAAAATTTTTAAAAGAGAAAAAGATTATACAAAATTAGTTTTTTATAACGGTAGCAAGTATGATGTAGTGCAAATGAAAGATAGTTCACGTGGCGGACGCCGTTTCGGTGGGGCAATTGAAGAAATTGGTGATAAGAAATTTGATGGCGATATTTTAAACTCAGTTGTAATTCCTCTTATGGCAAATTCTAGAGTAGCTATGTGTGGCAAAGTTGATCTTAATGAAATACATAAGAGAGAGATTTATATTACAACTGCGTCTCCTCAACAACAATTTGCTTATGCTAAATGCAAAGAGATATTTGACGACATGATGAATGGCGATTCTGCATTTTGTACTGGCAATTCTTATGAATTACCTTGTATGTATGGTCAATTAGATATTGATTTTGTTGAGGAAAAAAAGGAATCTCCTACATATAGCATTCTTGATTTTATGCGAGAATATGAGAGTATATATACTGGTTCTGATTCTGATAGTCTAGTATCTGATGAAAAATTGAATAAGTGCAGAACATTGGGTATTGCAGAATGGGAACATTGTGGTGATACTAAAGTTCAATATGTACTTGCGTATGATGTATCGAGAAGTGCTGGCAGAGAAAATGCATTATCTGCATTAATAGTAATAAAATTAATTCCTAGAGGAGATGGTACATATCATAAACAAGTGGTAAATATCTTTTCTATGGAAGGACAGCATGATACTTGGCAAGCTAAGTTTTTAAAAGAAAAAGTTAAAGAATACAAAGCAAGCATTTTAGTCATTGATGCTAACGGAATTGGAAGTGGAGTTGTTGATCAATTAGTTTTAGATTTAAATGATGGTAATCCGCCTTATAAGGTAGTAAATGATGTAGATAACCAATGGACTAAATATCAAACAGAAGATGCTATACCTATGGTTTTTGCTCTTAAATCTCAAATAAAAGAAACTAAAAATAGCGACATGATTAATAATATAATGAAAGTTTTTAGTAAGTTAGATATAGAACTATTAAAAACACCGAATGAAGGTATAAAAGATTTAGAGAAGAAAAATAAGAAAAAGTTTAAAGATGATAGTGAAGAATTAGCAATAGCAGAAATACCTTATATTTTAACCAACAATTTATGTGATGAAATAATGAATTTAAAATATAAACAAAGAGGAAATGATTCTGATATTGAACAAGTTTCTAGGTCAATTCCTAAAGATAAATTTTCTGCTTTAATGTATGGTTTGTTTTGGGTATATCTTGAAGAAAAGAAAAACAAAGAAAGAAAAGGTAATTCTAATATCGATATCAATAAACTTTTCAATTTCCGTAAACCACAAATTAGAAGGCGTTAAAATATTAATATAATTATAATATGAGTTACAATATAAAATCACCACAGGAGGTCAACTACCCAACGGCTAAAGCCGTGGGCTTGATAGCCCCATGTTGACCAGGCTGAGGTTTGAAACAGAACCTACGTTATCTATGTTATGACACTTTAGGATGCTCCTTCAGTCCTAAACCCTGTCGTACAACATTAAACAGGTGTAGTGGGTTAAGCCAGTGTGTTGTACATACAAACATAGATAACTTTGCCGAGAAGGACATTACCTGCGTAAGCAGAGAAAGGAGAAATTCCTATGGTATTTGTTTTAGATGCAAATAGAAAACCATTATCACCTTGTCATGAAGCAGTTGCAAGAAAACTGCTTAAACAAGACAAAGCAGCAATATTTAAAAAATATCCATTTACAATAATCCTTAAAAAAGCAGTAGATGACACTGATAATAAACAAGAATATAGATTAAAAATTGACTATGGTAGCAAACATACAGGATTAGCTATATTACAAAATAACAATGTAATATGGCTAGGGCAAATAGACCATAGAACAGATATTAAAAAGAAGCTTGATGAAAGACGTATGTTTAGACGTAGTAGAAGAAACAGAAAAATAAGATATAGAAAACCAAGATTTTTAAACAGAAAAAGAAAAGAAGGATGGATACCACCGTCACTTGAAAGCA